GAACTTTTATTTATTGTTGAAAATGCCATTATGAGTTTAATCCTTTTGTTGAAAGAGCTGTGTACCCAGTTGGTACATCATACTCAAATTTTCCTATTCCTGATGCGTTAGTTCCCTCAGAAGAAATAGCTGTTGTTCCGAAGTAGCCATTGCCGAAGTTACAATACCAACCGCTAGTACCTGAAGTTATATAACAACAAGCACCAAAGAAATAAGTTGAAGTAGCAAGTAAATCATATGCTCCTGTTCCTGTTGCACCTGAAGTTGGGTCTCCTGAGTTTTCCCAAACACCATTTTTAGCAGAATAAATTTTGCGATTATCTAAATCCATAGCAATAGAAATTACATCTGAAGATGTATAAGTGCTGTATGGGTTACCTTCGTCTACACCTAAACTCTTAACACCACCACTATTTCTATATCCAAAATCTCCACTACCATTTCCCAGTTCAGCAATACCATCAATCTCATCAGTTGCTCCTAATATCCAATGACCAGTACCATAAATTTTTCCTTCAAAATAATATTTTCCTTTATCAGCACCCAATGTTGATACTGAATAATCCCAAGTTCCTGAAGTCCTTTGTTGAGTTGTATTTCCATGAGCAAATGTCATATCTGTATCAGGTACTAAAGGATTTAATGTAGCAAAAACATCACTTGGACAATCTTCTGTATTCGTAAGAGTACCTGCACCAACTGTAAAGTTATTACTATTACCTGATTGGTCTGTGACTGAATTTCCATCTTTTAAAATAAAGAAACCTGCTGTGCTATAAGTTACAGTTGGAGAAGTTTTAATTTTCCATTCTCCAGTTGTTGCATCTGTTTCACCAAATGCTGAAGCATCATAAGCAGTATAAGGTGTATAATTGATATGAGACATTGAACCACTAAAAGCACCTCTATTAGCAGTATCTCCTATATTTAAAGTTGCACCTGTATCACTAAATTGTCCAAAAGATGAACTTTGACTTGGATAAGTAGTACCACCATTAGTTACAGTTTCTCTTACTCCATTAACATAAACTTTCATTCTATCACTATCTGTACCTAATGTTGTATCAATAGTTAATACAATGTGATACCAACCATTAGTATCTCTAAATCGTCTTTCAAGTACAAGGTTAGCTGCAGTTGAAGAATTTATATAACTATAGATTTGTATTCTATCATCACTATTAAAATAAAAATGTGTATAATAACTAGATAATTGGTGTGCAGCAAATATTATTCCCTCTCCTAATGCACTTCTTTTAATCCAAGCACTAAAAGTCATTTTAGTTATGTTATCATTACCTGCATTTTTTTGAACAGATTTATTTAATTGAGTATTAGCCATTAGTTAAATTGTCCTCCGCCTGTTGCTCCAAAACTCCATGATATAGAAAAAGCCCTAGCTGCTGTTTGTCCTTCAGCATCTGTTGCAGTTACTGTAAAGTTTGAAGTTGCTGCAGTTGTATGTGCAGTTTGAGTTCCTGTAATTGTACAACTACCTGTTCCACTTGTAAATGTTAATCCTGTTTCTGGAGGATTAGGTGAACAAGTAAAAGATGTAGCATCTGTACAAGTTAATGTTTGAGTTGAAATTGCTGAACCACCAGCAAAAGTTCCTAAAGAACCACTTGCTGTAACCCATAAAGGTAAATCACTAACTGTTAATATAGCAGTTGAACTTCTTACTGCATTACCATCTGGATTTTCAACTCTTAAAAAATAAGTTCCATCTATTGTTAAAGTAAATGTTGCAACAATTGTTGTTGCACTTGTAAAAGAAATACTATCAGCTACTACAATTGCACCTGAAGTATTTATTGCATCTACATAAGGAACACTTGTAAAATTTGTACCAGTAATAGTTACAGCAGTTTGTGCATTAGTAATTACACTTGGTGATATACTTGATATAGTAGGTTTAGTTTCACCTACTGTTACAGAACCACCTAATGCTACTCCACTACCATTAATAGTAATTGAGTTACTTGCCAACTTTGTTGTAGCTATTGCTGCTGAAGATTTTATATCAGCATTAACAATACTATCATCTGCAACTTTAACAGAAGTAACAGCACTATCTTGAATTTTAGATGTTGAAACTATATCATTATCTAAATCTGCTGTTGTTAATGCTGCGTTAGCAGGTGTTCTGCCCACATATGCCATAGAAATTATTTCCTTAAATTATTATGCTGAGATAGTATCTACAACACTTGTAATTATGTCAACAGAAGAAGCTGCTGAAGCATAAGCTTTAACTGCATCTCCATTCATTAATACAACTTTAGAACCACCATCAATTAATTCCAAACTTCCCCCTGTAGGGATTGGAGCTTCTTTGATAATGAAGTAATTAGTTGTACTATTCTCTACATAAACAGAAACATTAACTGAAGTACCAGAAGTGTTAGTACATCTAACACCAATGATTGCATCATCAGTAGTTGTTGCTGCTCTTAATTCTGTAGGAGAACCAGAGTTGTTTGATATATTTTGTTCCAGAGTTCTTTCAAAATCTTGTGCCATAGAATTATCCTAATTATACCTTTTTTTAATCAAATTGTCAACAGAACTTATAAAGCAATAGCCATAGCTACAGCAAAACCTGCTGAAGCTTTAGTAGCTAATTGACTTTGTATTCCTGAAGTTACACCATTTAAATAACCAAATTCAGTATTATCTACTGAACCATCTCCAACTAGGTTGGCATTTAACCTGTTAGAAGAATCTATTGTAGCTTGTTTACTATCTATTTGCGTTTGAGCATTAGCTGATAAGCTATTAATAAATTGAAATTCTGAGTCTGTTACTGTTCCATCTGCTATTTTTGTAGCATCTATTCCAGAAGCTAAAGTAGTTACTCCTTCTTTAGTTGAAGTAAATGCACCACTTATAGCTTTATTTTTCCAAACACTTGCAGCATTGTCATAAATAAAATAATTAGCATCTGCTTCACTAGCAAGTGTAACATCTGTTAGTTCACCTAATTGGTCTCTAGATGCTGTTGAATTATCTACATAAGCTGTAGTTGCAAGTCTTGTTGAATTATTTCCTGCTGATTGTGTAGGAGCTGTAGGATTTCCAGTTAAAGCTGGAGAAGCTAAAGCTGCTTTTAAATCTAATTGTGTTTGAATATCTGAAGTTAATCCATCTAGTCTTTGAAACTCTGCATCACTTACTGAACCATCTGCAATCTTTGAAGCATCAATAGCTGCTGAAGAATTAATATCTGCATTAACTATAACACCAGAACCAATTGCAGCAACACCAGTATCAGCAATTGTTATATCACCAGATACTACATTGTCAATCCATTTAGATGTACCTGTATCATAAAATAATAATGCAGCATCTGCAGGTGATGTAATATTTACATCTGTTAATTCTGATAATTCATTTGCTGTAGCTACTTGAGAATCTACATAAGCTTTAATAGATTGTTGAGATGAAACTTTAGTAGCTGAATCAGATGCCATGTTATCTTCATCTAAGAAAGCTGTACCACTTATACCAGTATTTAAAACTGGGCTAGTTAATGTTTTAGCTGATAAAATCTGAGTATCAGTTAATGTAACAACAGAACTATCAATTGCTATATCGTCTGCATTAGCAGTTATACCAGTTCCACCAATTACATTTAAAGTTGGTATAGGTCCTGATAAAGATGTTCCAGTTAAACCACTTCCTGCTACAATAGCAGTAAGGTCTCCAACAGGAACTGAATCTACATAAGTTTTAATTGCTTTAGCAGAAGCTAATGTATCATCACTACCTGAAGCAGTTGTTAAATCTGTATCAACAGAAGTTACACCTGTTGAAGTACCAATAACTAAAGTATCTAAATTTACAGTACCATCAAAATGTCCATCTTTAAATTCTAAAGAACCTGTACCTAAATCTATATCATTATCTAAAATTGGAACGATTGCTCCATCTTCAATTCTTAATTGTTGAACTGCTGCAGAACTTACATCTGTATAAAATTCTATATGTTTATTTGTAGTATCAACTAAAATTTTATTTAATGGAGTTGTTAAACCTGCATCTCCAATTAATTCAATAACAGGACCTTCATTTGCAGTACCATCATGTTTGTGTCCAGTTGTATTTACAAATGCTTCTGCTAAATCATTATATTCATCATTAAATAACCCTGCATCAATTACATTTCCATTTGCAATATTACTTTGTCTTATATATCCTGCCATAAAATTATCTTCTTCCTGATGCTATAAACGATACAAACATTCCATTAACTGAATAAGAAGCATCTGTATCATTTGTATAAAATCTAAAACTATTAGAGAAACCACTACCTATTACTAAAACTCTTTTACTTGGTAAAGCTGTTGCTCCAAAAGTTGATGTTCCAAATTTACCAGCATTAGTTGCTGATAAAGAAGTTGCAAATACTGCTGCACTACTTAAACAACCAATTGAAAATTCTCCTGGTTGTGGTACATCAGTAGATTCAAAATCATATCTAATTCTTAATTTTAAATTACAGTTTGTTCCTTCTGGTTCAAGATTTGCTTTAACTGCATATAAACTTTTTCGTAAACCATTATCACCATAATCCATATCTGGTGTTTGGAATTGTGCATCTATTGTAGAACCATCAAAATTATTTCCTGAATCTAATGTATAAATATAACCAGATTCATTTGAACCAAATTGTACTTCTGTATTAGATGTATTCAATGCTGAACTACATCTTTTAACTTCTATACCTTGTGTTTGACTCCATTCAAATGCAGGAACACCATTTGCATCAAATTTAAAAGTTCCTATAATTCCTTTTTGTCCAGAAGCTGCTTGACCAGATTGATAATAAAATAATCTGTACTGACTTCTTTCTCTTATAACCATACTACTAATTGTATAACTAGCTATATTAGTTAATAAATCATTTATTAATGGTAATATCTTTCTACTAATAGAACCTATTTCAACATCACCAATTCTAGCTGTTCCAGCAACTGTTCTTAATCCATCAGGTGCTAGAAAAACTAAGTCTCCACCTATCTCTTGAATTGTGTTTCCATCTACACAACCTATATTTTTAGTTACTGATTTAAGTATAGGGGTAGAATCAAGACTTGTCAACTCAAATATACTATTTTTACAGAAGATAACAAGAGTATTTCTAAAGACTTTAATACCTACAATAACATCACCAGTATCAATTGTACCTGCTGAAGACCCAGTAAAATTATATGGTTCTAATCTTTCACTATAAGCAACTGTACTATCTGAAATACTTTGTCCAGCTACTATTAATCTTTCAGCATATATAGTACATCTTTTAGGATTAACAGGAGAAGACCTTTCTAATGTTTCAAAATGAAATACATTACTTCCTGCTGAAGTAGTTATTTGAAATTCTGCTATCTTATTATTACCATCTGTTATATATAAGGTACCATAAATACCTTCAGATTCATAATTAACAAATTGACAATTCGTTTGATTTGTTCTTGGTCCTACTGTTGCACTAGATAAATCTGCAGAAGACATACCACTTTTATAAACAGCTTGTCCACTTGCACTAGAAACAACAGAATAATCTAATGTTAATTCTGTATTATTTGTTATAGATAAAACTCTATAATTAATACTATTAATTTGTATTCTATCATTTACAGCAAATTCAGTTGTAAATGCTGTACCACTTCCTGTAACTACAGCACTTGATGCAGTTACTGATACTGTTCCTGTTTGAACTTTATAAGTATCTTTATTAATTTGAGTCCAATTAATTCCATCAATACCCCAATAAATATCATCACCTTGACAAACAACAACTCCATTTGCATAAGGAACTAATCCTTCAATTGAGTCAGTAGAAACACCTGAAGGTATTGTTGCACTACCTGCACCAAATTTTGTATATCCACTTACTCTTCTATAACCTCCTGTTGTAGAAGATTCAAAATTTTGTAATTTAGTAGCTGCACCTGGAGTTCTAAATAATGCATGAGAACTTGAAACTAAATCTAATCCTCCTGCAACTGTAATTGATGCACCTTGAGTTGGCATATATTTTTAATCCTTATGGTAGTAAGTATGTAAATCTTACATCTGACATATATTGTGGTTGTGGTGAATTTAAAGCATCAGCCATTGATTGTAATCCTTTTTTATATTCATCTAAAGCTAATTGCGATTGAGCAATATTATCTTTAAATTGATAAATATAATATCTAGCTCTTGCTAGTAAAACTGGTTTGTATTGTGTTGGAAATAAAACTGTATCTGCATCTGCAGATAATTCTGAAGGTCTATTATAAGCAAAGAAATAAATTCTATAAACTTCATTAGGTATAGGAGATAATCCAAATCTTCTACCATCTGAACTTCTAATAACTCTTAAAGGAGTTCCATAAGTTTGTGAATCTGATTTATCTAATTCTTCTGCTTTTGCATAAGTATCTCTCCATACTGTAAGAGTAGTAAAAGCTAATTTATTAATTGTAAAAGGAGCTGACTTTCCACTTACACCTTCTGTTGTAGCAGTAAATGCATTCCAATTAACTGAATCATAATCTGCATCTATATTTGCAGAACCAGCTTTTAATAAATACCATCTAGTTCCTGCAACAGTTTCAACATAAGTATTACCATAGTATTCATTCTGAGGATTACTGGTACTTAACCAAGACCAATCATCTACAGCATCTACTATATCAAAGTATGCTCTGTTTACACAATTAGCAACTTGCTTTTGAATTCCAACTGCTGTACTAATTGAAGTTAGTTCAGGTTCATTTAATTCAACTAACAACTCGTTAGTCATTGCCAAATATGTTTTTGCCATACTACTATAATATTATTGCGATAACTAATATAATAACTGCAACTATAACAACTTTTTTATGTTCACCATAAATATGTTTAGCTTCTGAAGCTACTACTTTTAATTTTTCTATCATTAATATTCCTTTTATTATTACTTGAATTAAATGATAGGGGATATTGCTACCCCCTATCAAAATATATTAATAGTTAATTAATATTAGTCAGCAACATAAATTATTTTGCCAACAATATCTTGTCTAAGAACTTTTCTACCGAATACCATAAGTCCTCTTACGATATCAGCAAAAGTAGTTGTACTTCTTAGAGACTCAACTATTTTTAGATTTGTTGCACAAGCTACTGCACTCATCTGTCCAAATAAAGCTACTGGAGCAGTTGCAGAACCTGCAGGTGTTGCACCAGATAAATCATTAGTTGGTAGATTGTTAGACTTGTACATTTGGTAACCTCTTACTAATCCAGATGCTACTAGACCATTTCTTAAATTACCTTTTCCAGCATTATAGTCAACTGATAAAAGTTTAGAAGAAGTGTTAGCTAGTTCATTATACCACTCTGGAGCAGCAACGAACCATCTACCATCTTCAGGGCAGTTAGCATCGTCAAGCTCTTTAGCAGCTAATGACATTTGATTAAGAGGGTCAACTTCACCAGAACCAAATCCAATATCAATTGGAGTACTCGTAGTACCCATTCCAGTAGTAACACCAGCACCTGATGCGATTTCTGTTAGAACATTACTGTCTAAAGCATCTTTAAGTTTGTATGCTGCGTTATCTGAAGCAACTGATTGGAAGTTGACATGAGAAAATCTTTTCTCAATATCATCTAGTTGAAATTGAAAGTATTTAGCTTGGTCTATTAATAAAACAAGCTCTTGGTCAGTAAGTGCTGTACTAGAAGTAGCTAAACCTCTAGTGTAATCACTTACTGTTATTTGTGGTTCTTT